CCAATTCTTAAAGATTTCATGGGATTTTTTATCAAAATCCATTAAATCTTTAAGATATTTAAATTCTTCACGTATAATATTCTTTAATCCATCACTAGCATTTAAATTGCTAAGTTCAATTTCCACAGGACTATCATTTAAATCACTTACAATAGCTTCATTTACAACATTTTCAATTGCACTGTCACACTCTGGATGAAGTGACATTTCACGATACTTTTTAACTAGGTCATATTCATTTCTAAATACTCCTTCAATATCTACATATTGACCAGAAAATCCGCTTGTTAAATGATAATTTGCCCCGTCCTCGTTATTTACGGGAACGGGGGATATAACACCCTTAGGCTTATTTTTTTCATCATCAATAGAAAATCCAAATAACTTTGCCATTGTGTAAATTTAAACTTTCTAGTATTTAGATGACTTGAGACTCTGGACTATTATTATTATCTGCAGCTTCCCACCATTGAATTTGAAGATCTACAGTAAATTCTTCAACTTCATTTTCATTATTATAAGACAAGTCAATTTGAGATATATTAGTTGGGAATACACTATGGACAATATATTTTCTTAAAACATCAATATTGCCACCCTGAGTTCCAGGAGTTCCTAATGAAGTTCCAGGACCCTTAGATAATTGAGTTACATTCATATCCACCATATATTCACTTGGATCAATAGAACCACTTCCATCAGAAACTTTTACAATATAATTCATCCATCTTTCAAAAATATTTCTCCACTTAAAGTCTACATCATTAATAATAGTGATTGTCCAGATATCAAAAGTTCTGTCTCCAGCAATTTTTAAAGTTCTTCCTCTAAAAGCAATTGGAATTTCAGTAATAGTAGATGCAGGAAGACCAGCAGATTTAATCAACATATAATCGTCAGAATTGATCTGATCTCCAGTAGGCGGTAAAGTGAATGTTGAAGAGGGAGCAGTACCAAAACTTACTTCAAAAAGATTACTACGAGCTCCTCCACCTTTTAGTTGTTTTTTGAACTTTTCAATAGTTCTATCTTGAAATTGTGGCATTGTTTTTTCTCCTGGTTAAATTAAACTGTTCCTGCAACGGTCTGGAATGAAACTCCAGTTCTCGTAGCAATAAATGTAAGTCCAATAAAGTTAATTGAACGAGCTGGTTTCACATAGATATCAGCTACAAATTCATTACGATCAATAACCGCTGGAGTATTATTAGTTTCATCACAAATTAAGAGGAAATCAGTAATTCCTCTTTTTGCTTGAACATCTCTTAAATATGGTTCAACAATATTAATAAAGTTTGCTCTTGTAGCACCATCATTAAACTCAAATAGTTGTGCATCAGCAGCAGATCTAATTGCTCCTTCGATTGTAATAAACAATCTACGAACATTTATTCTATCGAATGCCGAAGAGTATGAAAGTGCAGTCTTGTCGCCAAATAGAATGGTTCCAGAACCTGGAGAAGTTATAATTGGATTAATTCTATTTGAGTATAAACTATCTCTATCAGATTGGTTAGGATTATATGCTAGTTTTACTACATTCTTTAAAGAACCTCTGACTTTTCCTGCTGGAGAATACCAAGGGAACTGATCTATATCAGTTTTAACACAAAGTCCAGCAACATCAGATGAACAAGGCATATAATGGAAATCCTTGTTAAATCTATCATAAAAATATTGATATCCAGAATCAAAAACAGCATAAGATGAAGAAGTTAATGGCGTGAAAAACTCAAGAACATTTGATAGTTTTTGAGATTCTGTCGTAACATTAACAAGACTTGTTCTATTTGGTGAAATAAATGCAATACAATCTTTTCTTTGATTTGCAATTCCAATTATATAATTTGCTTTTTGCTGTTCATACTGAGTAGTTCCAGATGAACCACCCTGAAGTAAGAAATTTAGTGAAACTTCATTTTCATTTGATAGTTTGTCATAAGCAGACTCAATATCAGAGTTTGAAACTTCAAATCCACCAATATTATTTGTTCCAGAGTAATCCTTACCTCCAGTCAAAGTAAAAGATTTATTACCAATTGCGTTAAAGTAAACTCCAGAAGACTCTTGACCCCAAAGACCCAATGAAGTTGAAAGTGGAGTATTTCCACTTGAGAAATTTGAAGCAACTGGATACAAGTTCCACCAGCTATCTGATCCTAATACTGAACCAGCGTAAATAAATTGAGAATTTAATGCTAGATAATCTTTATAGTAAACTTTTTCTGCTGGAGAAATTTGTGCATCAGATGCTTTTGAAAGATTTAAAAATGTTTCTAATCTTTCTTGAGCAACAGAATTATTGTTATTTAATCCCTTTACACCATCAACAACAACTATGTGGAAAGAGTCGTTTCCACCATTTCTTGTTGTTACATATTCATTAGTTTGTGGTCTTGGTGCAACATCCCTCCAGAGAAGATTTCTGGTATCACCATCTGCTGTTTTTAAAATATATTGAGAACTATACCAATCATCAATTTTAGATGCAGTTAAAACACCAGTATTTGAGATAGTATTTACTTTAATTACTTCATTAGATAGTTGATCAATTAGGTAATCGTCTGCAGTAATACTTCCAATTCCACTTAATTTTAAAGTAGTAGAATCAGAAAGAGCTTCTTCTGATACTTCTACATGATCTTGTATATATGAATAAATTGTAACTACTGCACCATCTTGATGCTCAGATTGAACTGTTCCATAACTATTATAATTTGTGCCACCATTTCTTACTACTAAGTTATTGCCAGATACCGCATTGACATAAAGAAGTTCAGTTCCAACTCCAATTACAGTTCCTGTAGAAATTCCAGAAACATTAGATACTGTAAGTTCATCTTCCGATGAAGTGAAAACATCTCCTCCGGCTAATTGTACTACAGTAGATCCAGTCTTATCTAATAAAGTTAAACTTGTTCCTGCTCCGATAGTTTGAGCTGTATTCGTACCTAATCCCGCTCTAGTTACTGAAACCGTGGTTGATCCTGCACCAAGAGTTCCATTAACATAAAAATCGTATGTCGTTTTAAAGGAATACTTTCCTCTCTCGGTATATTCTTGTGAGGTTGTTACTGCAGTTCCAGATGAAGTATTAGTTTTACTTACAATCTTAACATAAAATTCAGAACTTCCTACTCCAGTTACAATTCCCTTTACTTCTTCATTGGCAGAAACTGTTTGAGTAATTGCATATCCAACAGCAATTCCTGAGGTACTTAATCCAGAAAAAGTTTGATCCGCAAAATTGTCAATTATACAAACTTTAATAGAATCTGACCAAGATCCTGGAGTTTTTGCTGCCCAATAGTATCCAGAAGAAGATGATGATTGATAACTTTCGTAGTTATTAATTTTAAGTGATGTTGAAGCTGCACCAACTGCAGCATTTGAACTTTTAAGATTACTGGAGTCCGATCTTACTACCTTTAAACTTCCGCCGTAAGATAAAAAGTTTGAAGCTGAGAACCAATGCTCATAGTGGTAATCATTTTTACTTGGTTTTCCAAATACTTGAATTAATTCATTTTCATTATTAATAGCAACTACTTCCTCTACAGGACCTTTTTCAAATGGTGCTGCAATTCCTGCAGACAAAGTAGAAGTAGCATTAACTGACCCTCTAGTTAAGTCTACTTCTCTAATACTAATCCCTGGAGATGCTAAGCGTAAAGCCATTTTAACTCCTCTAAATGCTTCATTTTTGTCTAAAAGTATTTATAATTTTCTTCATTTATCTATACTCCCACATATAAGACTTATCTCCGTATTCATCTAAATGCCAAATGTCACCTTCAGAATCTACTAGTGAAGTAGATTCTCTACCATCCAAAATAAATCCAAAAGGAGACATATCTTGTTCAATTTGATTTTTTTGCTCTTGATATAGTCGTTTTCTTACATCTTGATCAGTTAATTCTTTAAAGTAGTCTTGTGCAACTAACCAAGCATAAATTACAAGGCACATTGCTAAATCATCATTACAACCTTCTTCTGCTTCAAAAGAATTTGATTTTTGAATAAATGTAGTTAGTTCTGAAATAATTTCATAATCATTGAATATTAGTTTATCTTCTTCTATAATAGTTTTCAAATTTAAACATCCTACTTTTTTTACCACCTTCGACATTTTAACTCCAAGTTGAGTCTTCTTACCGGAGAATCCCTGACCAACCAATTGACCAGCTCTACCCCTCATCGAACACATAAGTAAATTTTGATATTCTAAATCATATTGTAATATACTAGCAACTTGATCTCCAACATCATTAACTTCACATAATATAAAAGCATTATTATAAGATGTTGCAACTTGATGAATTACTGAAGGATATATCATTGGTTTTATTTCATTATTTCTATATTTTGCAACTATCTTATGTGGAAAAGTCGTTATATCAAAAACTATGAACGCTGAGTAATCAATTTCAACTCCTCTTGCAACATCTACAGTAATTAAATAATCGTGGTCTAAAATGGGATTTTCATAGATATCTAATCCTGCATTTCTTTTAATTGGATCATCATAAACCATACTCCTCAACTTACTAGGTGCAATAAGAGTATCTACTGATCCTAAGAACTCACATTCAAACTCAACCCTGAATTGTTGTTCAGAAGTATTTGCAATTGTATCTTCTCTCCATTTATCATCTCTCCCAGGAACTTCGGTCCAATGAACCTCAGTTGCCACATATTTATTTTTTCCTCTTTCAGCATCGTGCCAGTAACGATAAAAATGGTTCATACCGTGTGGGGTAGAAACCATAATTACTTTGGTTGAAGTACCAGAAGAAATTGTAGGATATACAGATGCAAAAAACTGATCTGCAAGATGGTTTGGGATGAATGCAAATTCGTCTAAGAATATAATATTATATGATCCACCACGAACAGCAGATGCTGATGTTGATGCCGCTACAATCTTTGATCCATTTTCAATTTCTAAAGATCCTCTGTTCCAAGCAAGAACTCCTTGTTGCAACCACTTAGGCAAATTTTCATAAGCAGTTTGCAATCTACCTAAAAGATCTCTTGCTGTGGATGCTTTGTTAGCAAGAATTGCAATATTTGAACTATCATTGAAAAGAGCATAATGTAAAAGATATGAAACAACAGTGGTACTTTTACCACTCTGTCTTGGCATTTTACATATATTAAATCTATTTTGATGGAAATTACGAATTAACTTTTTTTGAAAATCATACATTTCAAAGGGTA